ACGGGTGGAGTTAAACGATCACGTGATCGCCGAGTATGCCGAGGGCATGGCGGCCGGCGTGAAGTTCCCACCGATCGAGGTTTGTTTTGACGGGGCCGAGTTTTGGTTGGTGGACGGTTTCTATCGGGTGGCCGCGGCCGAGCGGTTGCACTACACCACGATCGTGGCCGAGGTGAAAAACGGCACGCAACGCGAGGCCGTGTTGTTTTCACTCGGGGCCAACTCCGAGCACGGCCAACCACGCACCCAGGCCGACAAACGCCGGGCCGTGACGGTGATGCTCGAGGATCAAGAGTGGCACGGGTGGAGTGATAACTACATTGCGACTTACGCGCACGTGTCGCAACCATTCGTTTCCAAGTTGAGGCGCGAGTTTGACGCGGCCCGCAAACAGACCACCAGCACCGTGCGCAAAGGGAAAGACAAACGCACCCAGGAAACAAAACGGATCGGCAAACCGGAAAAACCCGACACCCGGCAAATGCAGATCGCCGAGCTCGAGGGCGGCCCAACGGTGGGCCAACCCGCGGCCCAGGCGAACGATCCCAAGTGCACCGTTTGTGACATACCGATCACCAAAAAGGATTTTCGCAACGCGGCCGGCGAGTGTTGGGATTGTTCTAAGGTGGCCACGCACGGCAAACAGAAAAAGCAAAAGAAAAGTAAGGCGATAGGCGGCACCTACACGTTAACCTCAAACGGTCAGACCAGCGATCCGATCCCGTTCAATGCAGCACCACCCACCAACGCACCCTCGCCGGCCGATCGGTTGGCCGCACTTCACCAGGTGCGCGAGCTCAACTTAACGTTGCACTTCGCACCACGGGCCAAACGGGTGATCGTTGGTGTTGAGGGCCGCAATGTTTTACGACGCACCACCAGGGTTGACGTGGCCGCGGTGCAATTTGCCCCCGCGGTGGTGGAGTGGATCGCAAAGGCGATCGCCACCGATCGAAAGTTCGGCGAGAAACCAAAACCAAAACCAGGGAAGGAAAAAAAGAACAATGGAAGATCCAAACCAGCAACCGGAAAGCGAGCAACCAGCACTCGAGCAAGTAAGCGACGAGCAACCAGCAAACCAGGAAAACCAAACGCCGGCAACCGAGGATCAAAGCAAACTAGACCACGCACGCGAGGTGTATCAAAAGACTCTCGCCGGCGAGCAACCCCCACCCGAGGAAAGCGACACGGCCGCAAGTGAAACCAAACCGGCAACAGATTGAACACGATCACCAAAGTGCTTTTTTTGCGTGGCTCAGATGCAACGAAACAAAGCACCCCGATCTAAAACGTTTTTTTGCGGTGCCCAACGGTGGGCACCGGGATCGCGGCACGGCGATCAAAATGTTTCTCGAGGGCACGCGGCGCGGCGTGCCGGACACGTGCTTACCATTGGCACGCCACGGCAAACAGGGGTTATGGATCGAGTTCAAAGCGGGAGACAACCAACTGACACCGGATCAGGTGGAGTGGAAAGCGGCCCTCGAGCGTGAGGGCCACCAGGTTGAGATCGTGCGCGAGTGGCCCGAGGCGGCCCAACTCACCGTGTTGTATTTGGGTTTGACAGGGATCGCGATCCCACGGGCCACCAACCGTTGGGCCAAACATTATGATCGATGAGATCGACGACATTTTGTATAGGTGGAAAACCGGCATGATCACCCGTGACCAGGCCGAGGATCAGATTGTCGATCTAGTTGTGCAGTATGAACAACTCAAACGCGATCGGGCCGCAAAGGCCGCCAGCACTAGCACCACCCCGAGGACACACAATGAGCAATAACTTTGTGATCGGAGGGCGCAAGCGGCCCGCGCATGCAGTTGGCACCGGTTTCTATATTGCGCGTGGCCGGCCGTTTGTCACCATGAAGCAATACCGCGAACGACGCAGAGATCCCGAGGCGCAAATTGCCGTTGACTTGTCACGTGAGCTCACCAGGTTGGCCGGTGACTTTCCACGGTTTCGCCTTGCACTAAACCAACTCCAACACCATGTGTTGGTGCAAGTGCGCTCGCCGAAGTGGAAACAGAAAACGATCCTCGCGTGCTTGCCGCACGAAAAAGGGATCAGCGTGCGCGAGTTGGTGCGCACCTCGGGGTTGGATTTTGTTTCGATCACCCGCACCCTCGAGGCCATGCGCCAGGGCGGCGAGGTGATCACATGCACGCGAGCGGGCCAACCCCTCGAGGTGCCGGCCACGCGCACCGCTAAGGTGTACTTTCGGCGCACGGGGTGAGCTCGCATGTTGGTGCGCGTGGTGGTGGTGATCGTGTTGGTGTTGTTGGTGCTGGTAACACACCAGCAACAGCACGCACCGCGGTGGCGCGTAACGGTGGAAGTAACGGCCGCGATCGTGTTGGTGATCATTGCGGTGGCCATGTTGGCCCAGGGGTAAAAAATGCTAGTCAGTCGGATCAAAGTGAAAACCACCGGCATGCAAATGGGCAAGCAAACGATCTTTGCGCTCGCGTCGGCCCTCACGGCCACGGCCAAGTTGGGCCAGGCCGACGCGATTAGAAAGATCGAGGGCTCATTTACGATCCGCACCGGGTGGTTGAAACCCTCGAATGTGTTCGGGGTGCGGGTGCGGCCGGCCACTAAAACCAACCTCTCGGCGTGGGTGGGCACCGCGGCCGAGTGGTTGGAGAAATTCATACGTGAACCGGCCGGATCGGTGGTCTTGAAGATCCCGCAAGGTGAGTTTCTCGCGATACCCACCGGCAACGTGCGACGGACTAAGCGCGACATCATACGCGCCAGCCAACGGCCGCGGGCCTTGCGTGGCCGGCGTGACTTTTTGGTGCCGTTGCGGAGTGGCCGCGGGTTTTTGCTTATGCAACAACAGGGGCGTGGCAAAAACACGCGCAACGTGGCGTTGTATGTGTTAGTGAAACGCGCCAGGATTAAAGAGAAAGACGTTTTGCACGGGCCCGTAAGGCGGGCTTTTGAAAAGAATTGGGGCCGGGTTTACGGGGCCGCGTTGGCGCGAGCGTTGGCGACGGCGAAAAGGTGAGGCGCATCGCCAGGGGGATACCCCGAAAAACCCCGCACCGGTCAATTACACGCAAAGTTTTAGAGCGATCTGTATGCCAAAAAGCAAAACCAGCAAACAGGCAAAGTTTTTGCGCAAGGCGGCCACGTTTCCGATCAGGATCTTGGGTTATCGAAAAAAGCGGGCCGCGAGTTTCCGTTTCAACCCACTAAACCCGAAAGTGCACCCCGAGGCGCAACGCGGTGCACTTCGCACCATGTTAAGCGAGATCGGTTGGGTGCAAGGGGTGATCGAAAACAAACGCACCGGCAATCTGATCGACGGTCACGCCAGGATCGAGGAAGCATTGCAGGAAGATCCCAACCAGGTGGTGCCCTACCTCGTTGTCGATCTTTCGCCGGCCGAGGAAAAGGCGATCCTCGCCACCCTCGATCCGATCGGCGCAATGGCCGAGGTTGATCCTGAGTTGGTGGATCAACTCTACCAGGAAACGATCGACACCATGCCGACGATCGAGGATCTATTGCGATCGCTCAACAGCAACGGTGGCGAGCTCGAGGAAACGACACCGGCCACTAAAACGGTGGAGTTCAAACAAACGTTCAAGATCGTGATCGAGTGTACCAGTGAGCGACGGCGCAAACAGATCGGCCGTATCCTCGAGGCCAACGGGATCGAATTTCAAGTAAAGTGAAAAAGCGAGAATTGAGTATGCCAAGAGTTGAACGCATTGTGAGTCAAAAAGTTTTACGGATCATCGTGGTCTATCACCACGCGAAAGACTACCCCGAGCACAATTTTGTGGCCCGGCAATGGTTTGTTTTTGGCGGCCGGTTTTGGGCCCAAACAAAACTGTTTTCAGTGGGCCAAACATTGCGCGAGGTGCGCGAACCGATACCGGATTACATGGTGTGTATTCCTCGCTTACCAGGTGAAGATCCGGCGATCCTCGAAACATGGGTGTGAAAGACAAACCAGCGCAAGGCACCCTCGGGGATTGGACAACCAGCACCGGGGGGTTGGCCAACTTGTCAGAGCTCGCCAGGGCGAGCGGATACGATCGGGCCACCGTGCGCAACCGTTTGCTCGCGGCCGGCGTGCAACCCAAACGATCGAAGGCGAAAGAAAAACAGTTTGACGTTAACGAGGCCACGGCCGCGTTGACGGCCACGCGCACCCCCGAGGTGGATCATGGCTACCGGCACGCACGCACGCAAAAGACCACGGCCGAGGCGGCCCGCATTCTTTTAAAACTGCAACGCGAGCGCGGCGAGCTCGCACCGGTGGCCGAGTTGCGCGAGCAAGCGTTTACGTTAGTCAAGGCAATGCACCAACGGTTTTCGCGTTACGCTCGCGACTCACGCAACCGTTTGTTTCGAGCAAAAACGGCCACCGAGGTTGAACGCATTATGAGCTCTGACTTTGCCTTGATCTTCGATGATCTCAAACGCGATTACCCTAACATTTTGTGAGGTGCCGAAGTTTTGGCCGGCACGTTGATCCAACGGATCTTTGCCGAGGCGATTAGTGCGGCAATACCGGACGCGGATCTTAACGTGTACCAGTGGGCCGAAACATACCGTTATGTTTCCCAGGGGCCCGACACCGGATCAAAGTGGCGCACCGAGCGGGTGCCCTATCTGCAAGAGATCCTCGAGTGTGTCAACGATCCGTTGGTGCAAGAGATCGTGTTTTGGAGTAGTTCGCGAGTTGGCAAAACTGAGGGCGTGCTTAACAACATCGTGGGTTATTTTATGCACATTGATCCTTGTCCGATCATGGTGGTGCAACCCACTCTGGAAATGGCCGAGAAATACTCACGGGATCGCCTTACTGCAATGATCCGAGAAACGCCGGCGTTGCGCGATTTGATCGAAGATCCGCGGGCCCGCGATTCAGGCAACACGCTATTGCACAAAAGTTTTCTCGGGGGCCACATTTCGTTGGTGGGTGCCAACTCACCAGTGGGCCTCGCGGCCGAGGACATAAAGATCCTATTGCTTGACGAGGTGGATCGTTTTCCGGTGTCGGCCGGGGCCGAGGGTGATCCGGTGGCGTTGGCCAAAGTGCGCACGCGCAACTATCGGGCGGCCGGTGATGCGTTGGTGGTTATGACGAGCTCACCCACGATCAAAGGTCAATCGCGGATTGAACAAGCGTTTCTCAGTTCCGATCAACGCCACCTCTATGTGCCATGTTTGCGGTGTGGCGAGTTACAGCAACTCGAGTGGTACACGATCAAGTGGTCTGAGTTTAACTTGCCACCAGGGGCGGCCGTGTTTGCGTGCCCACAATGCGGGGCCGTGGCCCACGAGGAACAAAAAGAGGAAATGTTGGCGGCCCACGAGTGGCGAGCGCATGCGGAGTTCAACGGCCGGGCCGGGTTTAAAGCGTTGGGGACATGCTCACCGTGGATGAGTTGGGGTGATATGGCCCAGGAGTTGACCGAGGCGAAACGAGCGCGATCGTTTGCGCAATACCAGGTATGGGCCAACACCACGTTGGGCGAGTTGTGGGAGGAAGGCGAGGGACTAGACGAGGAACAAACCAGTTTTCATCGCGAGGAATACGCGGCCCAGGTGCCGGCCGGCGTTGACTTGCTAACGTTCGGGGCCGACACCCACCCCGATCGACTCGAGGTTGAGATCCTCGGGTGGGGGGCCGGTGACGAAACATGGTCAATTGATTATCGGGTGTTTTGGGGTGATCCCAACCAGTACCCCTCAAGCGTGTGGGCCGAGTTTGAGGATTATCTTTTAAGCCACTGGCAACACGAGCTCGGGCCCAACATGCAAGTGACGGCCGGCGCGATCGATTCGCACGGGGGTTGCAGCAACGCGGTTTATCAATTCTGTAAAGTGAACCAACGCCGGCGATGGTTTGCGATCATAGGCGCGAGCAAACCAGGCCGGCCGATCGTTCCGAAAAAATATTCATTGGTTGGCCCACGCACAAAACTGTGGACGGTGGGCACCGAACAAGCGAAGGACAAAGCGGCCGCGGCGTTGCGTATTGATGAACCGGGCCCAGGGTTTTGCCACTTTCCGATCACTTACTCCGACGATTATTTCAAACAGTTGACGAGTGAACACCGCGTGCGGGCCGTGCGGTTGGGTTTCTCAGTGTGGCGTTGGGTTAAGAAAAAAGCCGGTGCACGGAATGAGGCATGGGATTGCCGGGTTTACAACATTTTCGCGAAAGAATTATTGCGGCCGAATTATGAAAAGTTGCGGGCCCGGTTATTGGCCCAGGTGGGCCAACCAGGGCCGGCCCCTCTCGAGCAACCCGAGCTCGAGAAACCCGAGGCCCCCCGGCCGGCGCGGCCGTTGCGACTCCCACGCCGGCGTGGCGGGTTTGTTAAGAATTGGTGACAACTGGCAGGGGTTGACAGTATTTAATAAGACGCATTACAACAGGGCGTACAAGTTCGTACCACCCCAACGCTAAGGAAAAAGATCGAGCATGAAATTAGAAAGCGTGAAGTTTTCGATCAAGGGGGCCACTCCGTTGATGATGGCCAACCCGGCCAGCATGTTGCAGCAGCCGGCGGCACGCGGCCCAAGAAAAAAATCACCCGAGGATGAACAAGCCGAGCTCGCCAGCTATCGCGATCGCGATGGGTGGTTGTGCTTTCCGGCCCTCGGCGTGAGGAATGCGATCATTGATGCATCCGGCATGCACCGCAGTGGCCGGCGATCGTTGAAAACTTTTGTCAACCATATACAGATCGATCCGATCGACTATCTAACGATCACCAACAGCAAAGGCAAAAAACTGAAAGAGTTTGAGATCGACACACGCCGGGCCGTTAACAAATTGGCCGGCGCGATCATGGTATCCCGGCCGATCGTGCGCGATTGGCGACTAGCGTTTGCGTTGCAGTTTGATCCGCAATTGATCCCGAGCGATCCGCGGGAGTTGTTTGCAATGTTGTTGGATGATGCCGGCACCAGGATCGGGATCGGCGCGTACCGGCCGGCAAAGGGTGGTTGGTTTGGCCGTTTCACAGTTGAGTAATTTAAAACCTTTGCAGGGCGGTGCGACGCGTGGCGAAGCACAGCACAGCACAGACACACCAGCAAGATCTTTTTTAAACGTTTCGTTTTCGTAGCGTAGCAGTGCGATGCATAGCAGGGCCATGCACAGCACAGCACAGCACAGACACCAACAAGATCTGTTTTCACTGCCTTGCCGTGCATGGCAATGCAGAGCACAGCCAGGCAAAGCACAGCACCGGGAGATCACAATGGGAAAAACAATTAATCTTTCTGAAAAGGGTTTTGAGCGTGAGGTGGCGATCGCAAAGTTGAGCGAGGATTTGGATCTACACCCACGCACCCAGGTTAATCATGGCGTGGTGAACACCTATCGCGAGGCGTTGCGAGCGGGGGCCGAGTTCCCACCGATCGAGATCGATCAAAAGTTACGGATCATTGATGGGTTTCACCGCGTGGCCGCGTATCGGGCCGCGGGCCACACCACGATCCGTGCGATCTATCGCAAGGTGCGCAATGACGCGGAATTTTACGAGCTCGCGATCGCGGCCAACTCTCACCACGGCAACATGCTAACCAGTTACGATCGCCAGCGAGCGATCGCACGGGCCGAGGAATTAGGGATCACAAAGGATCGGATCGCCAACTTGCTAATGGTGCGACTTGAAACGATCGAGCATGTTGAGAAGGGTTTTGGATCAACGGCCGACAGTGGCGCACCGATGCCCTTAAAATTCAGTGTGCGCCACCTCAAGGGCAAACAGTTGTCGGCCCGGCAACAAAAGGCGCATGAAACAGTGGGCGGCATGAACCAAAGTTTTTATATAAACCAGGTGATCCTTTTGCTCGAGGGCAATCTATTGGATCATCAAAGCGCGGCCACGGTGGCGCGTTTGTATCACCTCAAACAGTTGCTTGATAAATACAACTTTAAAAAGTTTGAGCTCGTGAGTTGACGCAATTCTCAGCGATGCCATGCTATGCGCGGCTTTGCGTGGCAAAGCACAGCACAGCACAGCCAACAACCTCTCGAAAGGATCAGGACAAAATGCGACGGTTTCTAATTTCTCTGTTTTTGGTACTGGTATCGTTTCAAGTTGTCAACGCCAGTAGTTTCTCGATCACCAACTTGGGGGTTTTCAACACCTCGATCTTTAACGCCGGCGAGGGTTTTAACCATGCCGGGTTTGGCGCAAGTTTTATTACCGGGATCAATGCGACGGGTTTTGGTGGGCCCGCGGGCTCAGTGGTCAATTTAAGTGGCACGCCGGTGTTGGCCCCCGCGGATTTCAACGGGGGGTTTCTGTTTGCCAACGGCACGGTTTACACCCTCGGTTTTCCACCACCCCCAGGGGCCGTTGCGTTGTCGATCAGTTTGGTGGCCACGGCCGGATCGGTGGTGGTGCCGATCACCGGTGACGCGGAAGTGACACTCACCGCACCGTTGATGTTGACGGGCCAACTGACAGCACGCAACGCGGCGTTTCAAACGGTATTCTCGATCGCATTTAACGGGGCCGGCACCGCGGCGATCACACTCCACCAGGAAACACCAGGCGCATGGCACGCGCATGCGGTGGCTTACAATTTCGATCTCTCGCGCACACCGGAACCGGCCACCGTGGTGCTACTCGGATCAGGGGTGGCGATTTTGATCGGCCGTACACTGAGGCGCAAAAACAAATGAGGATCACGATCGAACCAACGCAAAAGATAATCACCCTCGATGGTGTGCCGGCGCGTGTTTGGTCTGGAATAACGGACACCGGCACCCGTTGCTTGTTATTCGTCACACGGATCGCGGTTGACGAAAACGAAACACCGGAAGCACACCAGGAATTTGCCGAGCAATTGAGCGAAACCCCGAAACCACACCCCGAGGCCGAGGCATTGCCGGCGCGGTTGATCTTGTAAGGGTTGCTTCTAACAGGCTACACCGAAACCCACCACCCCCATTAAAGTGCCGGCCAACATGGCCAGCGCAACCTACACCAAAGATCCGGCCACCCACGGGGTGTATGTGCTCGAGTGGGCCCCCTACCTAGCACCAGGGGCCACTATTGCCAACTCCGCGTGGGAAGTGCCGGACGATCTCACCCTCGAGAGTGACGAGGTGCCGGCCGCGACCACCACCACCAAAGCGGTGATCAGTGGTGGCGAAAGCGGGTTTGACTATCTCGTTTACAACACCATCACCGACAACGCCGGCCTAGTGGTGCGGCGATCGATCGTGTTGCGCGTAATTGACGCGGCCTTAATCAGTGAACCAACAGATCTCGAGCAACAGCTTAGTGCGTTGCGCGTGGCGTTGGGCCAAAAGGCAGCTAAAGACGTGGCCGAGTATCAGATCGCCAACCGCATGCAGCGGGCCTATTCTTTCGAGGATTTGTTGGCGTGGGAAAAGCGACTCAGCCAACTAGTTAGTGCCGAGCGGCGCACCCAGGGTGGGCCAGGTTTCTTTAAAAACCATTTTGTTAGACCAACTGAACCGGGGCCATAAACTATGCTGTCACTCAACCTCGAGTTGCCCACCTTCACCGAGCTCAAACGCGATCGCCAACGCCGGCAACGGGCCCGCGAGCTCCAACGCCGGCGATTTGAGGCCGCGATCTCCAACCGGTTAACCAGCGATTGGATCGCACCGCACACCTCGATCAATGCCGAGTTGCGCCAGGGCTTGCGCACCATGCGCTCACGAGCTCGCGAGTTGGCCCACAATGACGGATACATGAAAAAGTTTTTGAGCATGGTGAGATCCAACGTGGTGGGCCCACGCGGGATCAGGTTACAGGTGCGGGCCGGCGAGGGTGACAGCACCGCGGTGGCATCCGTGCTTAATCGCCAAGTTGAGCGAGCGTTTCAGGAATGGGCCCAAAAAGAAAATTGCACGGTGTCGCAAAAACTCACTTGGGTGGACGCGCAAAACCTCGCGACCACTCAGATATTCAGAGATGGTGAATGTTTGATCCGCAAAGTGACGGCCCCCAACCGGTTTGGTTTCGCGTTGAAGTTTTTAGACGTTGCCTACCTTGACGAAACATTCAACCAGCAATTGCCCAACGGCAACCGGGTGTTAATGAGTGTGGAAGTGGACAGCGACGATCGGCGCGTGGCGTACTACCTCACCGATCCCTATTCCGATCCGTATTCACGAAACAACACGGTGCGGCCACGCCAACGGGTGCGGGTGCCGGCGAGTGAGATCATCTACATACCGTTCTTTCTGGATGATGAAAACGCCACGCGATCGGCCCCCGCGGCCCACGCGGCCATGCGCAACCTACGCGAGCTTGGCGCGTTTATTGAGGCGAAAGTGATCGGGGCCCGCGTGGAAGCCTGTCAAATGGCATTTCTGATCCCACCGGAGACCGACGAGGTGCCGGAATTAGGATCGGAGCTCGCGGCCATACCCTCGGAGATCGAAGCACAGCCGGCGATCTTTCCAGAATTGCCCCCCGGTTATGACGTGAAACAATTCTCACCACACAACCCCAACGGCCAGGAAGGCGAATTTCTCAAAGCCATGCTCAAAGGGATCGCGGTGGGTTTTGATGTTGATTACTCAACGTTCGCCAGCGACTTGCGCGAGGTCAACTTTAGTTCGATTCGGGCCGGCATCCAGGAAACCCGCGAGGTTATGAAGTATTGGCAGCAATACTTGATCGCGCACCTACACCGCGAGGTCTATCTGGCATGGTTGCGATCGGCCCTCGGTGCCGGCGCACTCGAGGGGGTGTTACCACGTGACTTTGATCGCCTTACCATGCCGCGATGGTTGCCACGCGGGTGGGGTTACGTCAACCCGTTGCAGGATGTTGAGGCCGACGCTAAACGGGTGGCGAATTGTTTCACCACGCGCACCCAGGTGGCGGCCGACGAGGGCGAGGATTTCGAGGAAATATTGATCCAACTGGCCGAAGAAAAACGACTTGCAGAGCAATACGGGATCGAGTTGCAAAACACCGAGGCCCCACCGGCCCAGGCCAACCAACCAGCACCAAACGCCGACAGCGAAACCACCGGCACCGGCAAGCAATCTCAAGACTGAAAAAAATTTTGCTTCTAACAGGCTACACGAAAACCCAGGGGGGCAATTAGAGTGCGGCCCGATCACTTACCAGGCATACAGGTGATCGGTGTTCCTCGTTAATAACTCTCGCGGTGATCGTTTTAAGGCGGCGATCACCGCGAGGGTTGGGGCCAACCCGAGATATGGAAGCAACCGAAAAACCAAACGTGCGCGACTTGATCGGCCAGCGACAGGAACGCACCTTTTCGATCGTTGGGCCAACCGCACAACGGGCGATTGACGAGGAAACACGCACCGTGCAACTGGCGTTTGCGTCGGAAACTCCGATCGAGCGTTGGTATGGCACCGAGATCTTACGTTGTGATGCTGAATCGGTAATGCTCGATCGTCTTAACTCGGGGGGCGCGTTACTGAGTGATCACAACTCGCGAGCACAGATCGGGGCCGTGGTGAGCGGCACGGCCCGCACCGAGGATCAGGTATGCCGGGCCACGGTGAAATTCTCACAGCGACGGGCCGCGGCCGATGAGTTCCAGGATGTTAAAGACGGGATCAGATCCCAGGTGTCAGTGGGCTACATAGTCCACGAGTATTTGATCGACAAAGACACCGAAACCGTGACAGCC